CCGGCTGCGGGGCGGGCTGCGGGGCCGGGGCCGGCGCGGGGGCCGGCTGCGGGGCGGTCGTCGGGGGCATCAGTGTGGGTCACTCAGGCCAGGTCGGGGGCGAGGATCGAAGAGAGGGCGGAGATCGCCTGCGCGGAGTCGGGCGGGAGCGAGATGGAGGGGTCTTGCGTGCCGTTCTGGCCGGTCCCGGGCTGCGGGTTGGCGCCGTCCTGGCCCAGCCCCCCACCGCCGACGGAGGCGCTCATGGCGGCCGACCTGGTCGCGGCGGTGCGGTCGATCTCCTCGTGCAGTTCGCCCAGGCGGTCCTCGGCGAGGCCCGGCAGCAACACCGAGATGAGCCGCTTCAAGACCTCGCCCTCGGTCTCGGGGAGGAGGCCGATCGAGCCGGCGATCGACTGCACGTCCATCAAGATCTGGGACAGGTCCGAGGCGGAGAAGAGGTCGTACTCGCGCGGGTAGGAGATCTCGACCAGGTCCTCATCCGCCTCGGACCCGGTCAGGACGCGCAGCGCCATGCACGCCGCGGCCCGTTCGGCGTCCGCCAGGGTCTGCGACACTTCGGCTAACAGGTCGTTCCCCTCGCGTGCGTCGAAGCTCTTGGAGAGGCCGCTCTGGGCGACGGTCTTGCCGTCCGTCATGCCGGCCGGCTTCAAGAGGCCGGCGTGCTGCATCGTCGCGTCGAGGTCGTCCTGGATGTGCGTGCGGCATTCCGCCGCCCCGCTCTTGGGGGGGTCGATGAATTCCCACCCCTCGTACGAGCTGCCGCCGGTGCCCACCGACTTCTTCTTCGGCAGCGCACCGCCGGGGCCGGTCTCGATCTTGGCGTCCGACTGGAAGAAATCGTCCGGGCCTTGCAACAGGGCGTGGCACTGGACGACGTCGTTAAGGACCAATTCGGATTGGCGGTTGTAGACGTTCTTTTGCAGCTCCGCGACGAGCTTCACCCGGCTCTTGCCGACGTGGCGGGTCCGCAACAGCCGCTCGTCGAACACCCGGACGATCGGCACGCAGCCGGCGCCGTGCTGGAACGACTTCTCCGGGACCGGGTCGCCCTCGGGGGTGTAGGCGTTGGAGTCCGTGTCGGTCCAGTGCCGCCAGACCGAGTTGCCCCGGTCGTCGCGCTCGTGCACGAGGCATTCCAGGTAGCGGCCGGCGCGGTCCAGGCGATACCAGACCATGTTCTCGGGGAGGATGAACCCGGCAACGCACCCGTCGAGGCCCAGTGCCCGGACGTCGGCCTTGCTCTCGGCCTTGGCCCGCGCGTCGGGGTCCGCCTCGGGCGGCCCGAAGACCAGGTCGATCTGGCCCAGGGTCAAGAGGAGCGGCCCGACTTCCTTGCGGAACCACTGCGAGATCGGCGTGCCCTTGCCGTCCACGTCGCCCCACCAGGTCTCCAGCTCGGCCGGGCCCCGGCGGGTGATCTGCCGCGCGAACACCTTCGAGAGGTAGCGCGTGACCACGAACTCCACCAGCGCCGGGACCGGGGTGCGGTTCAACCGGAGGGTGTACAGGTCACGCCCTTCGACACTCTTTTCCGAGAGGTGCGGCACGAGGTTCCGCTGGACGATCATGCCGTACGAGAACGGGAACCCCTCGCCGGTCGTCTGATCCCACCCGAAGGCGTACAGGGGGTCGACCCAGGGCTCGAACGGCCCGCGGAAGTAATCGGCGTAGCGGTAGCGGTCGCCCCCTTCCAGGGAGTCGTAAAGGAAGCGCCAGTGCTTCTGGAACTCGGTCCAGGCGGTCGCCCGCATCTTCACGAGCTGGCCGGCCTTGTCGCGGGTGAGGAAGGGCACGGGCTTTGACTCAATAGAACAGGTGCTTGCTCGACTTGGTCTTCAGGGCCTTCGGCGGGGTGAGGCCCTCGGGGAACTGGGCCTTGAGGCCCCCCCGGAGGGCGTCAACCAGGTCCTCGTGCGGGTGCTGCGGGTCCTCGGGCCGGTCGGCCCACTGGCCGCCGCGCTTCTTCCGCCGATAGTTCGCCAGGGCCGTCGTCAGGTGCTTGCACGAAGGGTGGATCAAAAGCCGCGGCCGGCCGCCCTGGGGGTCGATCAGGGCTTCGACGATCGCCAGGGAGTCGGCCACGCTGCCCACCGGCCAGGGCTCGACCGCCAGGCCGGCGCGGGCGAATTCGGCGAAGACCGTCGGGCCGATCGGGTTCCTGGCGGAGCCGGCGGGGTCGGCGGTCGCCCTAAAGGAAGAGCCCAGGCGGCCGGCGAGTCCCTTGACGATCGCTTCGGCGTTCTGGAACGCGGTCAGTCCTTCGGCGAGGTGATCCCAGAACACGGTAACGACCGGGAGCGAGTCAGGCCCCGGGAGGACCTGGAAGGCGAGGGCGCCGGTCAAGACGCCGGGGTCGATCGCGAGGCGAACGGGTAGGAGCGGCTGGTAAGCCGCGCCGGTGGTGATGTGCTCGTCGCCGAAGCTCTCGAACCAAACGCCCTCCGCCGCGGCCCAAAGGCCGTCGAGCAGTCGTTTCCGCCGGGAACCGGTGAGCTTGGCCAGTCGTTCAAAGAGGTACTTCCGCCCGGCCTCGGTCCAGTCCCGGCCGTCGTAGAGGCAGGGGTTTGCGCGGTGGGTCGTGTCCCAGATCGCCGTGCGGCCCTCGTCGCACCGCTTCTTCAGCCAGTGATCCGGGGTACTCGGATTCGTATCGAGAAGTAAAAACCCAAGGTAGGAAGGACGGCCGGGCCGGTCGAGCCGCGAAGAGAGCGTGTCGAGGGCGGCCTCTTCGGTCTCGGTGGCCTCGTTCACATAGACCAGGTCCCAGGCGGTCGAGAGGACCTTGTCGGGCCGGTCCAGGCCGCCCAGCACTAACTCGGAGCCGTTCGGATACCGATAGCTGTCGCGTTGCTTCCGCCGGGCGCCGTAGGCCAGGCGTTCCATCCCGTCTGAAGGAAGGATCTCTTGCTCGAACGTGACCAGCGCGGAGCTGGTCAGGCTCGCCCGGGTCTGTCTCAGGAGGAGGGCCCGAACCCCGGGGTAATCGGCCAGGATCGTGTGGACGACGGACAGCGCCGCGAAGGTCTTGCCCGTGCCGGCGGGACCGCACAGCAAGAGTTCCTTGGGGAGCGTGCCGGCCTCGATCGCCCGGCGGAGCCGGACGTCAACCCGTTCGTCCCTCGGGTCGCTGGTCATCGTCGGGGGCGGGGAGGGAGAGGATTCGGGGGTCGGCGCCCGGGATGATCAGCCTGGGCCGCGTCTCGACGGCCGCCTCTTCCACCGGGTATTTGGCGTCGAGCAAGTCGGCCGCAAGGATGAACTTCATGGCCGCGAGCTTGTCCCGCTGAACCGCCAGGGGGTCGCGGAGGACGCGCCATGCTTCCAGGAGGGCGTCGGTCCGAAGCTCATCCGGCACCCCCCAGCGTTTCCGGCAAGCGCGACGGAGGAGGAGGAAGTCGGCCCGGGAGTAGGCCCAGTGCTCCACGGGTTCGTCGGGTTCGTACCCCTCGGGCACTTCGGGGTGTCGCGGCACAGCTCACCCCAGTGTTCGGGGCCGATCGGCGAATCGTAGAGGGGGTGAACGTTCAGCCCGAACAACGGCGCAGCTCCCGGGCCAGGGCCGCGCGGAAGAGGGCCGCGACCTCGGAGGCGGTGGGGGGGTTGAGCTCGCGCAGCCAGAACGAAAGCAGGGTGAACACGGCGCGGCAGACGGTCACGCCTTCGCCCCTTCCTTTTCCCTGGCCGCGACTTCGCGCCGACGTAACATCAACATTTCATATTGCACGTAACACCCGAAGAGGCCCATCGCGACCCCGGCCAGCGCGGCGAGGTGGTCCGGCACCCAGGCGAGGACGTTCGCCAGGGCGATCGGGCCCCAGCCGGTGATGGTCTCGCGGTGGGTCATGGGTCTACTCGCGTTTCAGGCTGCGGGCCTTCTCGACCACGGCCTCGAGGGCGTCGATCACGGCGGCGATATCCGTCTTGTGCCGCACCAGCCAGCCGACCGCGACGGCCGCGGCGTGGGTGAGGATCAGGAGCGTCGTCAACTCAGTCTCCGATCAGGTTGGGGCCGAGGCCCGGCCCGTCTCCCCCCGAGAGGCCGCCCCCCAGGCCGTTCGAGGGCCCCGGCGGGGCTTCGGGCGGGG